TAAGCTCATCAAAGAGCTGGAAGTAGGCGTTATTGCGACGTAGGTTTGTGACAAAGGGTTTACAAAGGACAGTGCAGGACATCGGCTGCCCGATCTTCTCAACGGTGTGGGTACCCCGGACGCCATTACTGGCACCAGGACCAAACCGCCAAGCTTCGAGCAGATAATGCGGATCTAACGACTGTTGGATGTTACTATCATCATAGGACGTTGTAAAGCGTTCGAGTACATGCTCAATGTACCTGGACGCTTCTGCAATCAGATCCTCTGAGAGAGTAATGCCAATATCGCCAACCATAGAGTTACAGCTAATAAAATCAGCAACAGCTCTAGGGTGGAGCTCCCCGTTATCAAACGACGCACGCTTACGCATGCGCTGCACTTGACGTGATACTGCGAACGCTTTACCAGCGTCTTCAGTCTTCTTATCATTTAAGTCCTCTAGCATAACGGAAAACAGGCAGTTCAGCCTGTCTCCGACATTACCTTTGAAGTGACTCACAAGATATCTCCTGATGAGGTTAAAGGTTGTTTACAAGACGCCGGTTATTACGGTGTCGGCGATGCCAGACGCTTGAGCCCAACCAGTACCGAAATGCGCACTGATCATGGCTTTAAGCTCTTCTGGTTCATATGTATCCGTCCCAGCCGGGACCTCCACGATGGTAGTAATACGAGCCACCATGTTGGTCTGGTTGACAGACGGCTGAGCACCTTTACGAGTAATAAGCTTGTAGGTGTTCATTGGTACATTCTTGATGATGCCGGTAACAGGGTTTGCCTGCGGCAGTGTACGCAATTGTGTCGGGCGAAAGAATGAAATCGTGAACGGTTTGCTCACGGAATTCACATCGACGCTCGTCTGAGTGCCACCTAGTGCTGTAACGGCGTATTGCTTACCGTTAATGCTAGGTGCCACGTCAGCAGCAATTGTGTATGTAGGTGACGTAAGACCGGTCACCGCTGCGCCCGTTACGGGTGTGGATGGTGCAAAAGACATGGATGTCCCTTAAAGCTTAGTTGACAATACTTGGATACCAAGGCTTATCGCCTTGGAGTTCGGATATCCGAGCCAAGAATTGAAAACAGGTTGAACAGCTTATTCAAGCTGTGTTGGGCCACCTCGTCTACGGTACGAAACCGGAGAACGCGATGCGGTAGTGTAGCAAGGACGGTACGCTCGAACTCGGAGTAAACGAAGTTACATGTGCCTCTCCTAATTTCCTTAAAATTCTTAAGGGCGTTAGGGCGAGGAACAGTATAATTCTCGTTAAAACCCCGGCATTCGTACTTTCTGGTGCGATTAAGATAGAGGAGTTTCACGGGAGTTCCCGTGAAGGTATCATCTAGCCAATCGCCAACAGTCCCGAAGTAATCGACCACCCAGGAAAAAGGTACAAGCTCCCATGCCGTTGGCACGAGATTTTGCATCTGAAATCCGAAGTGGGCGCTCGCTCCGTAGTCTGACGCAGAACGTAGGAGGAAATTAAATCCTCCCTTGTACTGATATGACAGTTTGTGCTGATGGTGGTAAGTCTCGAACATGTCTGACCCGGTGAGGGCCATGACATTCACATTCGAGAGTTTACCACCAGTCACCCACTGCTTCTCATAACTGCCTTTAAGCACAGCCGTATGATCATTTCGGAGTAGAAACTCCTTAATGGAATCAGCGAGCTTCGCGACATCACTTACGACGGGAGCAATCCCAAAACCGTAGGTAAGCCACGCCTTTGAAAGGTACTTAGCGGCAGATCGTCCTTTTGATCTCTTTATGTCCACAGCAGTTCGTAGGAAATCACTAGTGAGTTCAGCAGCACCTGAGATAGTTATTCTCAGTTCTCTGAGTTCAGCTAGTGGCAACAACGAATTGAAGTGAGCTTCATGCGAAGAAATCTTGTTCTTGATCCTCTTAAGGGCTATATCGTCAGTAGCGGTGTCAGTAGAGGGAAAAGACGACGGGACGTTTCCAGCGTAACGATACGCGTTGTAATATTCGTTATATGGAACGACCGTCGACTGACCCCGAACAACACCGGTTGTGAACGAACCCTTTAAGAAAGATCGTGAATAAGATTGTGAAGCATTTTGCTTCTTCGCAATTTTAATCTTCCAGTTTGGATCAGAGCTTCGTACAACACGGTCAAACCCAGGTCCAAGTATCCGAGCTTCGGTCACTTTTGCATTATACGTCGGGACAGGAGAACCTGTCGACGTAGTGTAATTGTGATTAAAGAAAGGGTACAAGACCTTGGTGTCAACCGTAGGCATAGAAGCTCCATAACATAGAAGATGAATGACCTTGTGAGATACAAGGCCATAAAACAACCGTCCGATTATCCCCTTGGTATGGGATTACGGAGAAGACCCTGGTAGCGTTTGTTAACAGCATCGAGATCGTCCATATCCATTTTGTCCAATTGATCTGAAGACAAGGTGTCAATCAAGACACCCCTATCGTTCAGCTGGGCAATAAGAGTATGATACGTGTCGAGAGCTAACTTCCGACGCAGGGTCTGATCCATAGTGATCTCCAACTGAGTTTCAGAGTGCAATCTGAACTGGGGCCGGCTTTGGAGGTCTGCTCCCCTTCGCAGGGTGGCTTCTCACTG